AACCCATTACAACAGGCAACTGTGCTTCTTCACCGTCAAGGAAGAAACCAAGAACTTGTGCACCAACCTCAAGTTCAGTTGTAGTACCAGTATTCTTGATACCAGGTTGGTCAGTAGGCAGAAGGACACTTGCCCACGGAAGATCTTCAGTCTTTACCGTTTCGGTGTATGCTTCATTGCTAGGACCACCAGTGTACCATCCAACGATACGTACACGGACACGACCTAACTGCTGAGGATCTTCTTTATCCTCAACTTCTCCGATCCACCAAGTGAATCCGTCACGACCCAACACATCGGACTTACCAACTGTATTTGTTGCTGCCATTAATAATGTATGAACTCTTAGCGTACATTTATTTATCGATGTTTTTTAAGTATTCCTTTTCTTGCTGATAAGGATGCTTTTTCTGTGTCCAGATCTCATAACCTTCTATAAGATCTGGTATCAACCACTGGTCTACCCGATAGCAATACTTCCAGTTGACGGGTTGAACACAGTTCATTACGACAACTTGGAAGAATGCTACAAGGTGAATCCAGAGACTGTTCACTTAATGAACCCTTCTTCTTCTAACCACTTTTTAGTCAAAGGAGTAGGTTCATAGTCAGTCCACATTGTACCAGCAGCACAAGACTCAAGTGCTTTCTGTGTCATACCTTCAGTCTTTCCTGCCCAGGTTGCTTCTGCTTCCCAAGGACGTGCTGCTGGTGGATAGGTACGCTCTACCAGTTCACGCCATAGCATAGGAACATCTTCCTCAGGATGAATGATAGCAATCATATTATTTTTGATGCTACCTGCCATACAATCCTGAGCAGCGTGCCATCCTTCGTGACGCATCACAGACATAAGGGTACTTGGACGACCCATATATGCCTTGTTGAGATAGAAGTTATTACTTACAGTATGGTACACCCCACGGTGACCGACAGGAAAATACTTTTGATCTGCAAGGAATACTTTGACACCAATCTGCTTGAAAGACATCATCATATTATTGAACTCTAGAGAGTGTGGTGTAAAACTCTCCATATTCTCATAGTTAGATGAAACATCTAATATGGTATGAACTTCTTTCACACCATCTGTGCATTCTCTAACGAGCATACACCCCATAGCATCGTAGGTGAAGTACCCTTTAGTAATCTTGTCTTCGTTTGCAAGTGCAACACCTGCGAGTCCAATAGACATAGAAGCAAGAATTACAGGAATCAGTCGTTTCATAATAATTGGCGACGAATGGGAGATGAGGGGATCGAACCCCCGACAATCTCGGTGTAAACGAGGTGCTCTACCGCTGAGCTAATCTCCCCTAGAAGTAATTTATATTGATTAAACATCGCACACTTTTATCACAGCAGGTAACCCCCCTATGATCGGTCAGAGTGTCAAAGACCACCAACCTGTTTGCGATTGACTCAATCTTAGCACCACTTTCAAATTCTGTCCACCCATCGTTGGTGTTGATATAATATAGAGCGGTCTTACACTCAAATGACTGATCAGTATGGTACCCCGAAGGACAATGAACCGATACAGTTGTTGGATTTAGATTTGCTTTGACCCTGATGAGTGCTTTGTAATCCAAAGCATTTAACAGAGGCGCAAGCAAATCAAAGTAGTTTGAAACGACAGTACCATCAAAGAATCGATGAGTGAACTGATAGTCCATTCCAACATCATCAAGAGTTGGTTTCTTGTCAACTACACCCGCATTATAGAACCAGGGAAACTGCTCACTGAGCATAGTCTCCATAATTTGTTGGTGAATGTGTTGGTCTAAAAAGTTATCCCTAACATCAGGCATAAGAAATCCAACCAGTTGCGATCATCTTTTCTTCGTTTGGTGCCCGTAGACCGTGATGAGTGTGTGTCCAGTCTACTGGCCAAAAGAGTGTCAACCCCTTTTTAGGTTTCACTTTGTAGTCTTGGTGGACCCAATAAGTTTCTCCACCCTCTTCAACATCATTTAGATAAGTCATCCAAGCAAGGTGCCTGAAAGAGGTAACCTTGTTAGATCCAGTTCGTTCACAATGTGGATGGTGATAACCTCCTGTTCCCTTAGGATACCACTGAATGTTAAATGGTTCATCTAACTCCATAGGTTCCATAGCAGCGTATGGAAACTTTGCTAGGTATCCGTCCAGTAAAATTTGGAGTTCCTGAAGGAAGTTACGAACCCGTGCATCATTGATGAACGGTGGAACTGCCATATCAACAGAATTCTTAACTGATTTGTTGATTCCTCCAGAGAACTCTCCGTTAACTTTTTTTAGGAAGGTACAAGTATCCCAGAATTCGATTAAATTGTCAATAGTTTCACTGGAGATTGTACCTCCACTAATAAAGTCAGTCGTCATACATCTTGCATTCTAGAGCAGAAGGGTTCTGGTCACAGTATAGTTCAAGTGCCGTGGGATCGTGATCATCTCCAGGATGATGCTCTTTATATTCTTCCAGATCGTGCAGTTCTTCTTCGATGTGACGGCGTTGTTGAGGAGAAGTCGTAGGATTGGAAAGGATTTCCTTATCCATCTCGATGTGCTTGTCGATGTTTTCCATCAGAGTATGCTGTCCTTTGCTAAGTTTAGATAAGAGGTAACTCCCTCAGGTGAATAGGAGTGCTTGACTCCCAGTACAAGATACTTGCCCGAGTACATTTCGTCAACCTTTACACGTTCATAATCTGCTTGAGATGCGGGAATGTTAACATTAACCACATCACCAGCGCAAATACCAGAGTTTCCTGGTACCACGATGTCCAATTTGATCGCATTTAAGAGTTGCCATCTCGATGTACTATAAGCGGATGCTGTCACTGTGTCAAATGTCATATTTGAAGCATTACCTTCAGGATTTGCGGCATTCTGCGAATTTTTCATCACAGGGAGTGCGCGAATCTTGATTCGGGTCGGTTTTGCTTCAGAAAACGCTTGTTCACTTGCTCCATAGAAGGGGAATCCGTTATTGAGATGGTTCGACATCCCCCAAACGGTTTTCGCACCCATATTAATAGGTCCATTGATGGATCCTGCGGGTGACGAATTCTTGGTACCATCAGATTGACCACCAGCAGGAAGGAACCCTGACGTGAGTGCTGGCATTGCCAATCCGAGAGTCACGCTACTGTACATACCAGAGCGCATTCTTTCCAAATTGTTGGCACGATCTGGATAGTTGATGCTCTGAATTTTGTAACCATTAACATCACCAGAATTACCGACGTTTGCCTGTTCATAGGTGAAAGACTTTGGATTGTTAAATGATGGATTTGACCCAGAGCACAGATAATCCATCGTACAGAAGTTAGTGCCTCTGTATGTCTCCCAATAGAGGTACCCAGGTCTCCCCGAAGACCCACCAACAATCTTATCTGAGATATATCCAATACAGTCAAATGCTCTCCAGGAAGGAGCAATAAAGTTGAAATTACCCCTTGCCTCTTCCCACCTTTCGTGCTTTACCTGCCTCTTCAGGTACTTTTTCTCAATTTCCGTGATTGCCTGTGATCCAGGGATATCAGAAAATGCCTTAAATACGCGATTTGACTCATTATATGCACCACCAGGAGATACGGTGTAAAGCATATATGCTTGTGCCCTTTCAGTCTTGGTTACTTCACCAATTTTGAACACTTTTTGAATAACTTCAATTTCATCGTCTGGAGCAGTGTCAGTTGACATAACCAACTTGACATATTCGTTACCAGTCAAGATATTATTCAAATCGACAGTATCAAAGATCACCATCTCCATTCTGATAATTGGAGATTCTATAGACTCATAATAATTGAATGCAGAGCACATACCCTTAAGATCAAATGCTTTCTCACCAGAAAACTTCAGACCAGACAAATCTTCATCAGGTGAAAGATCCTCATCCAACACCAGCAGAGAAAACTCTTTTATAGTATATCCTTTAGGTTGTGCCATTAGAAGAAGTTACTTAAGACAGTGGTACCCTCATTGAGGAAACCAAATCGAGATTGCAAGAACTGATTAGCAGGATTTTGCTTACCAGGGAGGACAATAGGAGTTTCATCTCCATCACCACCCCCACCAACACCAGGCATTTCAATAACATCAAGAACAATAGTTTGAACTTGCTTACTGAGTGCTTGTGCTTCAGCGAGATCCGTCACATCTTGTACCTTTTCAAAAAGATCCATAATCATAGCACCAGTACCGACCGCTTGACCGACACCAGGGATTGCGGATGCAGCAGGTGCAAGTGTTTGCATAACAGGTTTGACTGTACCCATAATACCATCAATACCTCTACCCACACCCTTGGCAATGCCCTTCAGGAACCCACCAAGACCCATCTCGGGTAGTTTACCACCTTCAGACTTCAAATACCCCAGAGACGCTGCCTGAGACATCCTGCGAGCAGTCAAACCAGGATCTCTACGAGTATGGGGGGTATCAAACGGTATTACAAAACCCCCAGAGGATCTTTGCGCGACATATTCTGTTCCGTGCCCAATAAAGTCTACACCCTTACCTGTTAGCGATACAGGGTACCCAGACTGAGGTCCACGAATCCATCCACCTTTGCTTCTACCACCCTTCATCTTCTCAAGGACAGCAATGGTGTCCTGCCACTTGCGGTGTGCTTTGTTTCTACCGTCACCGTGGTAATAGGACAGGTTATCTGCACCTCTAGGCAGTGCTGCCCACTCCATCGAGAGATTCTTAGCAAATCTCTCTGTGGAGATCTTGCCAGACATAAAATCATTCAGTCCACGACGCTTGAGGAGCAGATCGTAGATGTAGTCCTGTCCATTCTGGTCAAACTTAAACTTGGCAGGATCCTTACCAGCATTTCTCAGAACCTCAGACGCTGTACGCATCTGGATCTGGTAACGACCCATTGCAAACTGACCACCCCTCTCATTGAGAAGTTGAGTGATCGTCTTTGTAAGGATAGAAGAGTCTTTCTTACCGCCGACCAGTTTGGTGTAGTCATTTCCAGACTCAACTGCACCAATAAAACTGCCAAGGTTGCTGGATGCAGGCATTTCACCTGCCCTAGCGGGGGTTGCACCAGTTACAGTATCAAGGGCAGCACCACCAGCATTGCTGAGGTCTTCACTCATATCAGATGATCCATTGACCCACTTCAGGACCTGCGTCAGTCCTTTCAGCATCCAGATCAGCGGTGCAAAGGCAACTTCACCCAGGAAAGATGCCACTTCCTTAATTACTGGCATATGTGGAGCAATGAAGTCCACCATCTTCTGAATGGCAGGACCTAATTGCTCAAAGAATTCTCTAGTTGCGTTCTTGATCGGTTCAAGGAAGGCATTAATCGCTTCCATTATTTGCCCGAAGAACTCGCTTAGGGGTTCGATCACATTTTTGATGATAGGACCCAGGAACTTACCTGCGTGTTCACCAAGGAACGCACCCAGTGCGTTACCAATCAGTCCACCAAGAGGACCAGCGACTGCGTTGCCTACCTGTGCAAGTGCTACACCACCAACCGTGGCACCTACACCAGCACCGATTGCTGCAGATTGGCGATCTTCCTCAGGAATACTCTCATCTTGTAGAGTACGTTGATATGCTGCATATCCTTGAGCGGCAGCAACCACGGTTTGACCGATGACATTACTACCCAGGAACTTACCAAGGTTGAGGATACCTCCCCCAACCATACCCAAAAGTCTACCAAAGTTGGCAATGGTACCAACAGGATTCTTAAGGAATGAGAGACCTAAAAGGGCAGCAGCACCTACACCAACCAGTTTTAGTGCACCCTTTAACCTCTCTTGCCACGTCTTATCTTTACCAAATGTCTGTTCCCAGGCACCATTAATAAATCCAGTAATCCCCTTGAAAAATTTTACGGTTGCATTAAAAAATGACCCCAGTCGTTCAAGTGTTGTCTGTATCGCTCGTTTATTCTTCGGATCCGCTAACCAGTCCAGTGCTGCAACAAACAACATAGACTTTAGGAATTTGCCTAACCATTCTAAGAACGATGGTGCTGCAACAGACAGAACACTACCAATCTTCTCACCAAGGTTAGCACCAGCTCCTCCTTCGATTCTATTCTCTAGTGCCTTATCTTTTGCTAGTTGCTGTCTCTTTCTCTGGTCTTGAATCTGCTGCCTTGCAGCATTCTGCTGTTTAGTCAACATTACACCGATACTGTTGACCGTAGCGCCAAGGGAATTAATCGCACTTAATGTTGGCGCGAAACTTGCACCAGCAATTTGCTTACCGCCAACAGTTATGGTAGCTCCAGAGTCCTTTGGTGCTGTGACGAACTTATAGAATCTAATTTTAGGACTTGCTGCAGTTGCCATTATCTAATGCCTGCTCCAGTGGTTGAGTATTGAACATTCGCACCGCTTCCAGAACTGGATGCAGGTCTAACAATGGGTTGTACAACAACAGGTTGTGCTGCTGCAGGTCTCCTCGTAGGCGTAGGTGGCGGAGGAGATGTCTTGTTACTATCAGTATTTATCGTTGCTACTGGATCAGGTGGGGTGTTAACAACCCTGTTCTGATGACTGTTTGGTGTCTTAAACAGATGAGGATAGACATTGTGGGGACTGAGGTCTCCACCTTTACCTCGCTTATACACTTCCAAGTGTAGGTGCGTGTTGGCAACATCGCGACCCACTCTTCTCATATCAACAAGTTTACCAATTTTTTGACCCGCCTCAACACGATCGCCAGGTCTTACACTAGGCATCATATGGACATATCTCTGATCATATCCATCATCGCCCTTAATCATCATACCAGAGAGATAATCCAGGGTACCAAGGAACTTCTCTGCCAATACAACACCACCCGTCAGCGCAACCACATCGATCGCTGGATCAGCACCGAAGGGAGGTTTCTCAGTCAGGTCAATACCAGCGTGAGCACCTCTAGATGAATTGGGGTGAGTTCTATGATATTGGTTTGCTTGACCAGCAAATCTACCTCTAGGTAGAGGGAAGATCGTGCTACCTTTACCACCCTTGCTAGGTCCACGAACCTTCAATTCCTCCAGCACCTGAGTGCTAGTCATTACTTGCTGCTGTTGTCTCTTTCTCTTCTCTTGAAGTTCTCGGATGTGTTGTTGCTCAGCGCGAATCCTGTTCTCTACGGTGTTAACACCAAGGTCAGCGTGTTCACCAGTAAAAATTCGAGCATCTCTACCGTGTTTTTCTTGGTGTCTCTGTAAGAACTGTAGTTTCTGCTCTGCTGCTGCAATTTCGTTGTCGGTACCAGTTACAGCTTTTTCTGCCTGACGCTTCTCTCTTTCAGCAGTTGCCATCTCATTTTCTAGACCAAGCACATTAGCAAAGGCACCAAGATTGTCAGCAGCACCCTGCATCAACTCCATACCACCATTAATCCAACCCTGAAGAGTCTCCAGGGCAGCCTTGACCCAAGGAGAGTTCAGCATATCAATCATACCCTGAACTGCTGAGTCAGCAATGGGTTTCAAGAAGTCTCCGATCATAACGAAGACTGGTACCATCTCATCCCAGAGATTAACGAATGCGTCTACAACAGGAGAGATATATGCCTGAAATGCTGGCAAAGCAATCTCTAAGAAGAAATTCTTGAGAGGTTCTAGAATGGGTGTGATGCTATCGCCAATGAAAGCACCAATCTTCTCTCCCAGGAATGATCCTAGAAATTGTCCGACAATGGGACCAAGCGGACCCAGGATAGGTGTCAGCAGAGCAGACATCGCAAGACCACCGACGACAGCACCTACACCTGCACCTACGGCAGTCTCTACCTTCTCACCCTCTGCCAGTCTAGTAGCAGTTGACGCAACACCAGCAATGACAGAGATACCACCACCTTTGAGGAATTTACCACCACCTTTGAGGAATTTACCAGCGCCTGCCTTGAGTCCCTTCATCCTACGGATGTGGGCAATGCGTCTTGCTCTTGCTCTTACTGCCTGCTTGTGCAATTGCTTGGGCGATGAGTTCTTTCTCATCGCGTTTCCCAAGAACCTGGTCAGTCTAAAAGCATCACCAATAAGTTTCCAGGGTTTTAATATTCTATCTGCTACCACCAGCGCGGCGAGACCACCTACTATCTTCAGTGCCCCCATCAGGAGACTCTCTTCCCCGAAGGCACCCAGTAAAAGGTTGACTGAGGTCTGCACTACGCTCCACAACGTAGACACCCAAG